ATAACAGCCAGAAGGCGCTTGATACAGAGCTTCGCGCTCGTATAGATGCATTAAGCCTTACAATTCACCCAATGATTGCAGTGGATGCAACAAGGCTTCCAAGGGGCGCTAAGCCAGAAGTGCGCCCTGGCAAAATGATTTTAACTAATGGAGATCCGCGTGAAGTCTTACAGCCTTTCAACTTTGGTCAAGTGGGCCAAATCACGTTTGCCCAAGCCGCAAGTCTTCAGCAGATGGTACAGCAAGCTACAGGGGCTGTTGACTCCGCTGGCATTGCGGGTCAAGTTAACGGAGAATCAACTGCTGCTGGGATTAGTATGTCTCTTGGCGCTATTATTAAGCGTCATAAGCGTACTTTAATTAACTTTCAGCAGTCATTCCTGTTGCCGTTTGTAACTAAAGCGGCTCATAGATACATGCAGTTTGATCCCGAAAACTATCCAGTTGCAGACTATAAGTTTGTTGCAACCAGCACTCTTGGAATTATTGCCAGAGAGTATGAGGTAACTCAGCTAGTTCAGTTATTACAGACTATGAAGCAGGACAGTCCAATGTATCCTGTTTTAATCCAAAGCATTATCGATAACATGAATCTTAGTAACCGAGAAGAGCTTATTGCGACAATGCAACAGGCGTCTCAGCCTAACCCACAGGCGCAACAAATTGCCGAAATGGCTCAGCAGGCTCAGCTGCAGTTTCAGCAAAGTCAAACAAATGCGCTTAATGGTCAGGCCGCAGAGTCTCAGGCTCGCGCAGCTAAGATATCAATTGAAGCGCAGATTGCGCCTCAAGAATTGGAGATTGATAAGATTAATGCAATCACAAGGAATCTTAAAGAAGGCGACTCGGAAGATAAAGAGTTTGAGCGTAGGCTTAAGATTGCTGACAGACTTTTAAAAGAGCGCGAACTGGAGGGAAAGTCACCTAATGTTAATGACGCAAACAGAAATCAACAACCTGCTGGGCGAGATCAACAAAGCATTCCAAGACCAAACCGACAAGCTGGAACAAGTCCAAGTCCGATTGCAAGCATTGGAGAGCAAATTCAGTGAGCAAGAAAAAGGATCCAAAGTTGGCACGCGCGGGCGTAAGCGGATACAACAAGCCGAAGAGAACTCCCAACCACGCAACGAAGAAGTTTGTGGTAGTAGCCAAGAAGGGGGATAAAACTAAAACAATTCGGTTTGGCGACCAAAAAATGACGATCAAAAAAGATCAGCCGGCACGAAGAAAGTCTTTTAGGGCAAGGCACAAGTGCGATACAAGCCCGCCAGATAAGCTAACAGCTAGGTATTGGTCATGTAAAAAATGGTAACAATCAATCAATAGGGGTAAATTTTGAACAAACTAGAAAGTATTTACAAATTAAAAGTAAAAGAATCTCTCGACACAGCAGCAAAGTATCATAGGCTTTTAACTAAACGAAAAGAAAAAGTTATAGTCATGTACTCTGGGGGCATGGACAGCGTGTCGTTGGCATGGAGCTTGCTAGAGCATACACAGCATAACGTACACATACATTCAATACACCTAGATAATTCTGAAGGTAGATTTAAAGCAGAGGCAAATGCTATTCATAAAAGCATAAACTGGCTTAAAGACAACCAAAGAGAGTTTGAGTTTTCATCTTGCTTGTATTCTTACAAGGCTAAATATCCTGGGGGAAGGGATATGTCATTAGCTTTGTTTCAGGCTGGAAGGGTTATATCGACGATGACCGAGCCTGTATGCGCTATATTTACCGGCGATTACAATATGAGCAAAGAAGAAAGCGCAGAGGCGTATGGCGTTATGAGTGCTTTGTTTATGAACAAACAATCAAAGCCAGTTTGGGCTGCGCCATTTGACTATATGAGTAAGACCCCCCTTGAAAGAAGTCTTGGGGTTTATTACGCTATGCCAGAACAGTTGCGAAAAATGTATTGGTCGTGTAGAAGACCAAGTGAAACGCCAGATGGGTTTTTATCTTGCGGTGAGTGCCATGCCTGTAGGCGGCAACATGCAATGAAGCAGCACATTAAAAGGTTTGACAATGAAAGTTAAAGCCCCCGATGGTTATCACTGGATGAAAAGTGGCAATAGCTATAAGCTTATGAAAAATCCTTCGGGCGGATACAAGCCGCATAAAGGGGCTTCTCAGTCTGCTGAGTTTAAGGTTCAAAAAGTCCACAAAGGCAAATAGGCAGGGAGATTAAAATGGGTTATGGAAGTGGTGCATACTCAACAAAGCCAAAGAAAAAGAAAAAAAAGGTTAAAAAGTAATGGCAGCAAAAAAAACTTTGCCTAAAAAGAAAAACAGTTCAACGCCAAAAAACAAGGCGTTATACTCTAGGATAAAGTCTGAAGCCAAAAAGAAATTTGACGTATACCCCAGCGCCTATGCTAATGCATGGCTTGTTAGGGAATATAAAAAACGTGGTGGCACCTATGTCTAAGCCTAAAGGCGGCTTAACTAAGTGGTTTAAGGAAGAATGGGTTGACATTAAGACCGGAAAAAAATGTGGTCGCAAAAAAGCTAAAGGATCTAGCCGCCCATATCCTGCATGTAGACCCAAAGCAGTGGCTGCTAAAATGACAAAGGCAGAAAAAGAAGCAGCAAAGAAAAAGAAGACAGGGCCAAAGCCAATTAAATATGCGGTAACAGCTTCGGGCAAAAGAAGGAAAGCCGCAAAAAAAACAGCGTAATTAGTGAGATAACCAAATGGCCTCGATGGAAAAAGAAGTTGAAGAGTATTACAACAAGTATTTTGATTTGTTTACAACTGATGGTTGGAAGCAACTGCTTGAAGAGTTAAAGCACAATGCTATTTCTGTTAATAGCGTTGAGGCGGTTAAAGACAGTAACGATATGTATTTTCGGAAAGGCCAGTTAAACATTTTGGCTTTTTTGTTGAATTTAGAGTCTACTGTTAACAACAACTTTGAAGAGTTGCAAAAAGAAGATGAATAAGATATTTGACTTTCGTTGCGAAAACGGTCATATATTTGAAGAGTTTGTAGCGGGCGGAACCACAACCACTAGGTGCGGATGTGGCGCTAATGCTAGAAAGATCGCTTCAGCATCAAATTTCGTGCTGGATGGGTCTACTGGGGATTTCCCTGGCAGGCACATTAAGTGGGTGCGAGAGCATGAAGAGGCGGGACGACGAGGACGGGAAGCTCAACGAGAGGAGAGTCAAGCCCAGTAATTCCATAACCATTAGGCGGAATGAGTTTAAATGATGTCAAGAGCAACAATTATTGATGAGCGTCAAGATGAAGAGTCTTCTGATGCTTTGCAGGATACAGCGCAAGAATCCGTTGAGGCTCCGGTAAGGGAGAAACCTCAAGATTTTGACATTCCAGAAAAGTATCGTGGTAAGTCTGTACAAGATTTGGTGCAGATGAACCAAGAGCTTGAGAAGTTTTCGGGCAAACAGAGTACGGAAGTAGGCGAGCTGCGAAGATTGGTTGACGGATACATTCAGACAGAACTCGACAACAAGCAAGCACCTGAAACACAGCAAGAAGATAGCAACACAAATGATGTTGATTTTTTTGTTGACCCACAAAGTGCTGTTAATCGGGCTATAGACAATCATCCTAAAATCAAAGAGGCAGAAACGTACACTAAACAGTACAAACAACAGGCCACTCTTGCACAGTTAAGATCAGATCATCCTGATATGGATCAAGTTTTGCAAGACCCTAAATTTGCTGAATGGATAAAAGGATCAAAGGTTAGAACGCAATTGTTTGTTAATGCAGACCAAGCGTATGATTATGATTCGGCAAATGAGCTATTTTCGCTTTGGAAAGAACGAAGCAGTATAGTTCAGCAAACTGCAATAGCAGAGCGCGCAAGTCGTAAGAGTGCGGTTAGATCGGCAACAACAGGCAATGCCCGAGGTACAGCGGAAAGGTCAAACAAAAAAGTTTATCGTCGTGCTGACATTATTAAACTTATGAAGACTGACCCAGACCGTTATAACGCTTTATCAGATGAAATACTGAAAGCATACGCGGAGGGTCGAGTTAAATAGCCTAAAGGAGAATTATCATGGCTACTGCAACTTATCCTGGCGCGGGTGGTAATACCGCATTAACAGAAGCAGCAACATTTGTACCAGAAATTTGGTCAGATGAAATTATTGCTGCCTACCAAAAGAACTTGAAGATGGCTCCCCTTGTCAAGCGCATTTCTATGTCTGGCAAAAAGGGCGACGTTATTCATATTCCTAAGCCTACTCGTGGTGATGCCAATGCTAAGTCGGCTGATACTGCGGTAACTATTATCGCTAACACTGAGTCAGAGTTGACAATTACTATTAACCGTCACTTTGAATACTCGCGTTTAATTGAAGATATCGTAGAAGTTCAAGCTTTGTCTTCTTTGCGTCAGTTTTACACTGAAGACGCTGGCTATGCTCTAGCTGTACAGGTTGATAATGACCTGCACTCTTGCGGTACTGGCTTTGGTGATGGCGGTGCGGTTGTATTTTCTGGATCAGTAGCTCCTACTGACTACCAGCATACTGGCTGCTTTATGAATACCAATGACACAACGACTCAGTACACTGACGATACTATTGATGGTGTTGCTGGTGATAAGTTTACTGATCGTTTTTTCCGAGACATGATCCAAAAGCTGGATGACAACAATGTCCCAATGGAAAATCGTTACTTCGTTATTCCACCTGGAGTACGGAATGAAATTATGGGCATTGACCGATATGTTTCATCTGACTTTGTAAATGGCGGAGTAGTGAATAGCGGGCTTATTGGTAATCTTTATGGCGTAGATGTATATGTGTCTGCTAACTGTGCAACTATCGAATCTGCCTCTGATAACAGTGCGGCAAGTGTCGATACTCGCGCGGCGTTGCTTTTCCACGCTGACGCAGTTGTGATGGCTGAGCAAATGGCCGTTCGATCACAGACGCAATACAAGCAAGAGTACCTGTCTACTCTGTATACTGCTGACACTCTTTATGGTGTTCAAGTATATCGTCCTGAAGCTGGGTTTGTGCTCGCACTACCATCTGCTTAATCTATACGGGGGCTTCGGCCCCCCTTTCTTTATATCCAATGTTTTCCTTGGAGTAGTTCATGGCAACCACAATTAAACTTAAAAATGGATCGGGTGCGCCCTCTGCTAGTGATTTAGTCCAAGGCGAACCGGCAATTGATTTAACAAACAAAAGACTTTATACCGAAAATGACAGTGGCGCTGTTATCGAAGTGGGGTCAAACCCAAGCAGCCTTTCTATTGCGGGGACTGCAATTACCGCTACAGCGGCAGAGTTAAATATCCTTGATGGCGTAACCTCTACTGCGGCTGAGCTAAATATTCTGGACGGAGTAACGTCTACGGCGGCAGAGCTAAACATCCTTGATGGCGTTACAAGCACTGCCACAGAGTTAAACATTGTAGACGGTGATACAACTGCTACATCTACAACGCTTGCAGACGCTGACCGCGTTGTGGTTAATGATGCGGGCACAATGGTTCAGGTAGCACTTACAGACTTTGAAACTTATTTTGAGTCTGCGCTAGACACTCTTTCAAACGTAACAACTGTTGGAGCCTTAAATGCTGGTTCTATTACTTCAGGGTTTGGTGCTATTGATAATGGCTCATCAGCTATTACAACTACCGGCACTGTAACTTATGGAAGTCTTTCAGACGGCACAATAACTGTTACGGCCTTTGTAGATGAAGATGATATGTCGTCTGACAGTGCAACGCTTGTGCCGACACAACAGTCTGTAAAGGCTTATGTGGACGCGCAAGTAACCGCAGAAGACTTAGACTTTCAAGCTGATTCAGGCGGTGCGTTGAGTATTGATCTTGACTCAGAAACTATGACGTTCACTGGCGGTACTGGTATTGATACGTCGGGTGCTGGTAATGCCGTTACATTTGCGATTGATTCTACAGTTACAACGCTTACTGGAAGCCAAACGCTTACCAACAAAACATTAACATCGCCTGTTTTAAATACCGGCGTTTCTGGCACTGCGGTTCTTGATGAAGATGATATGTCTTCAGACTCTGCAACTCAGTTAGCTACTCAGCAATCTATTAAAGCATATGTTGATTCGCAGGTTGCATCTGCGGATACACTTGCAGAGCTTACCGACACAAATGTTACAAGCCCTGCCGATGGTGCTTTGTTGTTTTATGATACGGGCACATCAAAGTGGATTGACAATGTAGTTTCTGGCGACATTACAATTGCCGATACTGGTGTGGCGGCTATTGGCTCTGGGGTTATTGTCAATGATGATGTTAACGCCAGCGCTGCTATAAGCGTTTCTAAGACGGCTTTAGCAGCAGGTACGGGCCTTACCCTTAGTACGAATACTTTGTCTGTGGATGCATCTCAGACGCAGATAACGGCAGTTGGAACAATTGGCACAGGAACCTGGCAGGGTTCAGTTATTTCTGATACCTACGTTGCCAATGACCTAACCATATCTGGCGGCACAATTGAAAACACAATTATTGGTGCAGCTACAGCCGCCGCAGGTACGTTTACCACGTTTACCTCCACAGGCATCGACGATAACGCCACAAGCACTGCGATTACGATTGATAGCTCAGAGAACGTAGGTATTGGTTCAGCTTCAAACCACGCTGGCGCAAGAGTTGTTATCAATGACACCCCGCCAACAGCTTTTGGCAGTCCGATGTTTCAAGTTGGTCAAGAGACATTCACGAGTAGTGGCTATTACTCTATTGGTCTTGGTTTTACAAACGGAACCTATACAGAGCCGCCCGCAGAGATTGCCGCAGTTTCTACGTCATCGTCTGGCGGTACTACCGCAGATATTGTTTTTGGTACAAGAAGTGTAACCACCAACACCGCTGTAACAGAGCGTATGCGTATAAATAGCTCTGGCAACGTCCTTATAGGCCGCACAGTCGCAACACTAGGCGGCGGTAATGGTGATGACCTGCAAATAGGCTCTGGCTCTGGCGGGGCAGGATTAACGATTCACAGTAGCACCAGCAGTAACGGAGACATTCAGTTTTCGGATGGCACTTCTGGTGATTCTAGTTATCGCGGCTTAATTAGATATCGACACGCTGATGATGAGCTTGATTTGTGGACAGCGGGAGCACGAAGAGTAACTCTTGATAGCTCTGGCAATGTTGGTATTGGGACTGACAGTCCTGCTAGACTTTTTGAAGTTGCTGGCAATAATAACGCCGGTGCAAAAGCTAATTACCTGAGAATCACAGACACTGATACAACGGCGACATCAAATAACCAACAGGGCGGTATTGAGTTTTATGCAAGTGACGCTAGTGCTGGTGCAGGGGTTAACGCCAGTATAGAGGTGCTCTATGCAGGCTCAGGTGGTGGCGGTGAAATAACATTTAACACTGCCGCAAACAGTGGCTATGGCGTTGCAGAGGCCATGCGGATT